GACGCAATGACAGACTATTTTAATACAGCATACTATGTTGACGTTAATATTGGTAAATGGAATAAATCTTACATTTTGGAGAAATAAATTATGGTTAAAATTAAAATGAAACCAATCAAGGGTTTTAAAGACTATCATATCACAGAAACCGGAGAACTGTATTCTACTAAGCGAGGAGCACCTACCAAGCTTAAGCCGAATGTCTTTCAGGGATATGAACGGGTTAAACTGTCATCAGTTGAGGGTGGTATTCATAATACTACTATTCATCGGCTAGTGGCAGAAACATATTTGAGAAAGCCTAAAAATAAAAATATTGTCAATCATATTGATGGTGTTAAGAACAACAACAATGTCTCTAATTTAGAATGGACTGACCATCGTGGCAATATGAAGCACTATGGTGAGAAACTAGAAAAGGGATATCGTGCTAAACGAGGCAAGGTTAAACAGGACCTTGAAAAAGCCAAGCAAACTATTCTGAATTTGGCTTATGACTTGTATTCTAAAACACAAACTCCTGAGGAGTTTGTAAAGTTGTATGGTGCTACCCACAACTTGTAAAATAATGGGTAACACAATGGTTGACAATAAATGGCTATTGTGTTATCATTATAACAGTGCTGAGTGATATCAGTACATTTTTAACTTAGCTTTTAATTAAAGGAAACATATGGCTAATTCTAATCAAACTTTCAAAGTCGCTGGTATTACTATTCACAATGGTAACGCTAAAGTTCGTTTCACCGATGACATGGTCCGTCGTATCAAGCAATTCACTAAAGGTGGTGCTAGTCGTGTGGAATTTGTTGAACTACCTTCAGAAATGACAAAAGTAGAAGCATTAAAATATCTTGCTACTCTATCTGAGTTTGCTAGTGCAAGTGATCAGGCAACTATTGCTGATACACTTGAAGATAAAACTAAAGAAGCAAGTAAAGGTGAAGTTAAAGTAAAAGCTTCTAAAACAAAGCCTAGTATTGATGTTATCAAAGCACGTGCTAAAAAAGCAAAAGTGTCCGCAGAAGATATTCTTGCGGCAGTTGAAGACGCTCCACTCTAATTAATAGGGCTTCGGCCCTTATACTATGAACTTAAATCTATCTACATTCCGTCGCTCGTTTAACCCTCGTAGAGAATTTAATCCTGCAGATAGAAAAGATTTGCTAGAATTTAAATTCTTTAAGAAACATGGTAAATGGAAAACAGGGTGTCCTTTCTTTTTAGAGGATCCGTTTGTTGAGATTCCAGCAATGTGTGAAAGTAAATTCACAAACTATATGCTAGAGAAGATGAAATAAAAAAGCCCCTATTGGGGCTTTTTTAATTATAAATCACCTGTGTTTGTTGAAGGGAAGGCTCTGGTAATGCCAGAAGTGCCAGCCCAAATGATACGTACTGCACCTCCTCCGTCTGTTCCAAAAGAAGAGCCAACACCACCACCGCCATAATTGCCACCAACTAGAAGGCTAGCACCAATAGTTCCATTACTGCCGGGATTACCATTTACTCCGGGAGCACCACCAGTACCACTTGAGGCTTCTCCAAATATTCCTGTGCCTCCACCTGAAGCGCCGTTTGTACTTCCACTTCCAGGATACCCGCCACCACCACCAGCGCCACCACCAGCACCAGAAGCTCCAGAAGCTCCTGCATTTCCACCAGCACCGCCAGCACCTGAATATCCACCAGCACCGCCGCCACCTGCTCTTGAAACTGAACCAAGTATAACCGTACCACTTGCCCCACCTGCCCCGCCAGTGCCATAAATAACTACTCCGCCGGCCGCGGCAGTTCCTATAACTGAACCAGTAGCTCCTCCACCCGCCATACAACTTGTAGAATTAAAACTACTGTCTCCGCCGTTTGCGCCACCGAATGACACGCCTACTGCACCGACAACAACCGTATAAGAATTTCCGGGAGCAACTGTAATATTATTAGCGTAAGCTAAAGCACCGCCCGCGCCCCATTGAAAAGCATTATTTACAGCTACTGCGCCCCCTCCGCCGCCGATACAAACTACAGATACAGAAGTTACACCTGCAGGGGCAACCCAAGAATATGTCCCGGCTGTTGTATAGGCTTGTTGACCAGCTGGAGCTGGAGATGGACCTGGAGCTGGATTTGCAGCGGCCCCGTTCGTACCTATTATTAGAGCTACCATACCACCCATTATGCTACTCCTGCACCGCTAATGAACCAAGTATCACTTGCCACCTTCATTAGTGTAGCCATACCATAAGTACCCACAACTCTGTTACCAGCGGTTGCGTTGCCTCCCATATACAACGTTACACCCGATGTTGCATTAACTAACACATTACCTGCCGCCTGAACAACAATACTAATTGCTGTACCAGTAGCAAATGCCACGCTAGCGTTAGTTGGAATAGTCAATGTCAAGTTACCAGCGGTAGTTGAGTAGTAATGTTTACCTGCATCAGTTAATGCAAGTGTAGCATTAGCTGCCGAAATTTGAGGGACATTCAAATAACCGATAGTAAAACCGTTTGTGTTACCTGAGATGTTACCGGTAGTTGAGATGTTGCCACCAATCACATTACCGGCAACACTTATTGTGTTACCATATGTAACTTCTTTGCTAGTAGTATTGTAGAACATTACTTGAGCAATATTAGCTACATCATTGCGAACTGGTGCTACTGTGAATGTATTGGCTGTAGTTTGATTTAGCTCAGTGCCAGTAGCATTTAATATGATTGAGTTGCTAGCTTGGTTGGTACCACCAGCAGCAAAACCAACAGCCACTGCTGAAGCACCTTGATTAGCGTAACCTGCACTTGCACCAATAGCTACTGCTTGAGTACCTTGAGTATTATAACCAGTACTTGCACCAATAGCTAGTGCATAAGTGCCCTGTGAAGTATAACCAGCAGTGAATCCAATGGCAACTGATAGACCACCTTGAGCATTTGAACCAGCTTCTCGACCAACGCCTACAGAATATCCACCTTGCGCGGTGTTCCCAGCTGCAAACCCAATGGCTATTGAACCGGCACCTTGTGATGTATTACCAGCACCTTGACCAAATGCCACAGCATCATCAACAGTATCTTTTATTACTGCACCGTTTGTGAGTGTGATGATGCCAGTGCTGATGTTGCCGCCAGTCACATTACCAGTAACACTTAATGTTCCTGCTACATTTACGCCAGTTGAAGTAATTACTACTTCATTTGGTGCACCTACTGCTGACAAAGAGATGTTACCGTTACTAGTAATAGTGATGTTTGAGTTACCATTCTGTAACAAACCGCTATTGATAGTAGTAATGTTACCGGTAGTAATAATTGCAGTTGCAGTACCTAAGTTACCAACATTTGCATTACCTGTAACAGATAGACTTGTTAGTGTACCAACACTAGTAATATTAGGTTGTGCATTTGTGTACACTGTACCTGATACTAATGCGTTACCTACTTGCCCTGACACATTACCACCAGCTAAGCCAGTCAATGCTTGTCCATTACCTATGATATTACCAACGGATACATTACCGGTTGTAGTAATAGTATTGCTACCATAACTAGCCAATAATGTTACAACATTACTATCACCGTACACACCGCCGGCTGGAGCCGATGCAAAGACACCATTACCGTAAAGAATATTGCTTGCGTTACCGTCTTTGTTTATTGTAGCAATATTACCAATACCACTTACATTAGCTACTGCAACACTGTTAGCCGTTGCGGCAAATGATACTGCACCTGATACATTAGCACCGGCTACGGCATTTGCTGTGGTAGCAAATGATACTGCACCTGATACATTAGCACCTGCCACTGCGTTTGCTGATGCGGCAGATGTTGCTGAAGCCACAGTGCCACTTACATTAGCACCGGCTACGGCATTCGCTGTGGTAGCAAATGATACTGCACCAGACACATTAGCACCGGCTACGGCATTCGCTGTGGTAGCAAATGATACTGCACCAGACACATTACCGCCGGCAATGCCGGTCAATGCTTGTCCATTACCTATGATATTACCAACACTTACATTTCCTGTAGTAGTAATAGTATTACTGCCGTATGAGGCTAAAAATGTTGCTACATTACTATCACCATATGAGACAGCAACAGATGCGGCCGCAAATACACCATTACCATATAATATTTGTGATGAATTGCCATTTAAGTTAATGGTAGAGATATTACCAATACCTGATACGTTTGCTACTGCTACGCTATTAGCAGTTGTTGCGTATGTGACAGCACCAGATACATTAGCACCGGCCACTGCGTTAGCTGTAGCGGCATAAGTTACTTGCCCTGTTACATTAGCACCAGCTAAGCCAGTTAATGCTTGTCCATTACCAATTATATTACCAACTGATACATTACCAGTTGTAGTCATTGTATTACTGCCATAACTTGCTAAGAATGTTGCGACATTACTGTTACCATAACCTCCACCAGCCGGAGCCGATGCAAAGACACCATTACCATATAATATGTTACTTAAATTACCATCTAAATTAATTGAAGCAATATTTCCTACTCCGGATACATTAGCTAATGCTACTGCAAAAGCCGTATTAGCAACATTGGCATTAGGTACAAAACCAGATACATTAGCACCAACCAATGAACTTAATCCACTAGCGTTACCGGTAAATACACCTGTATTAGCAGTAAATGCCGGTGCAGTAACAGTACCACTAGAATTCAAGGATGTTAATGTACCAACACTTGTGATATTACCTTGTGCGGCTGTTGTTACTGTACCTGCAGTAGTTGCACTTGTTGCCGCACCTGTTAACGCACCTGTAAATGTAGTTGCACTCACGTTACCAAATGTGCCATTACCAGTAACTGCTAATGCACCGGTCGTTTTGTTGAAAGTAAATGCAGAGTTACCACCAAAAGCACCGGCATCATTAAATTGAACTTGGGTGTTAGCACCGCCGGGTGATCCGTTTCCTCCACCGCCCCCGGCTGCCCAACTTAAATTACCAGTTCCGTCTGTTTGTAAATATTGTCCACCTGTACCACCTGTAATTATTAAATTACTCACAGCACCAAGATTAGCTATAGTAGAAACATTTAATATGGTTAATGATGCTAATCCAGCAGAACTTATACCACTAGTGTATACAGTACCCGTAACAGTTACATTGCCGGCACCTACTGTACCTGTAAATGTTGGTAAAAAGTTAGCAACGTCATCGTTGGTATATTCATTTCCTGAATAGGTGTTAACGTTATATGAATTTACTGTTTGATTAACTGCACTAACAGAGATAGCTTTATTGCTATTAAATACAGTTACAACATCGGCTGGTTCATTATTAGTTGCTGATGTAATAGTTAATGATGCTCCTGAAACTGTTTGTGTAGCTTGATTATAGGTTATTGTGTCACCAGACACTTGTGGAGCAATACTTCTAGCTATTGCCGTTCCACCTGAGGTTGCTGAACCTGTACTAGCAGAAACTGTAGGGGGACTTGTTCTTGCTACTGAGGGTTTTTGTGTTTCTAATGATCTTAATACAGACGGATCAGCTCCACCGATCATTGGGGGTGTTGTTGCCATTAATGGTCCTTTAATTGTTATACTACTATTTATTATAATTTAGAAGTTATGGATTGTTAACCGACTTAATGATCCAATAATCACTGCTCATATTAGGTTTGATAACATCAAATGGCATGTAGAAGTAACCCTTATCTCCCCAATAAGGTCCCCAACTGTTTCTGACAATAAAGACTTTCTTACGCTTATCATATCCAACAAGCAACACAGCATGACCACCTAATAGCTTTTCACGTTTTGTATTTGGATAGGGCATTCTACCTGTTCTAGCAACAGTAGATGACATAAAACTTTGATAAACATGAAAGCCTATTATAACTGGATAACCATTTGTTAATGCGTCAATACATCCATTAAAATCATTTACTCTTTCGTATCGTGTTACTTTACGATTCAATGCGTCAATCTTTGCTTCATTGATTGGTTCTAGTCTAAATTTTCTAATGTTGTACGGCCAATAAGTTTCTAAACTAGCACCATAGTGATTTGTTGCTTTTATACCATCACGTATATAAGCACCACTATCATAGTTAACAGTACCCAATAATAGTCGTTCATAGTAATAGATAAACAATCTACTAACATCTGTTGGTTTACCATTACGTTTGTTTAGTAATTCAATAGCACCCGCAATAGCTTGTCCAGTACAACTTCCCAGATTACCTTGATTTTCAATTGGACTACAATGACTTCTTAAATCAACAAAGTTAGGATTTGTATTTGCTGTTACTTGATATTTGTAATCTCTTGTATCTGGTCTATCTGTTTTCCATATTAGGTTATATTTGTCAAGTGTCCTAGGTATGACTTTTTTGTCAGCAGGCTTATTAAAGGTATGATCCTCAGTTGTGTTTATTATTGAGCGAGGATCTTGTTTCATAATAATTCCTTAAATTAATGTGAACAGTTAGTTTTACAGTTTAGTGTAGCCATAATTAACTACTGCTGTGTTACCACTATTGTTAGTGATACCAAATGTAAACACATTAGCCGTGTTACCTAAATAAGTATTAACATTGCTGATTGAACCTACTGTGCCAGTAAACTGATTAGGTATTGATGTAAGCACCAACGCATTCCCAACTGCGTAGTACCAACCATATTGTTCACCTAGTACCGGTACATTTGTATTTGTAACAACAGCAGTCGCAGTATATGTCACGATACCGTTTGGAATATTACCGTTAACCCAGAGTGCATAAGTTCCATTCAATGGAACACTAATGTTTACTGTATTGACGCCGGGTTCAAGAGTCCAACTACTTGTTATTTTTGTTGCAACATTAGATAAACCGCCACCGTTACCGGTAAAGTTGTTGGCTGAAATATTACCAGACGCACTAATATTGCCACCGGCGATGTTGCCAGTACTTGGTTCAACTGTAGCATAGTTTACATATTTTAGATTACCATCATATGTCATTATACTCATTGCACCGGTAGAGGTGATATCTTGTGCTACTGTTGGGGCCGGTACGGCTGAAAATATACCGTTACCATACAATACATTGCTTGAACTGCCATCTAAGTTTGTTGCTACGATATTACCAAATGCACTTGAACCATTAGCAAAGTTGATTGCTACTGTATTGCCTGGTAGTGTTAAATTACCGGTTTCATCAAAATTCCAAAGCTTCACCGTCCCAACATTACCTGAATCAGATTGTGCTTGTAGTACTACCTTGGCAAGATTGTCGCCGGCTCTGCTAACAGCAACAGCCGCATACTGAGATGCCGCATCAGGATCTACAGTCCATGCCAGTGCCGCAGAACCACTATTACCTTGTCCTTGAACGCTGAATAGCTTTCCAGAGTCAGCAATGATTCTAGGATACTGAATGTTCCCGTTATAATCAATTGATACACCAATAGGTAGTGTTAAACTGCCATCTGTGCCAAATGTCCACATAGCATTACTACTATTACCATCATTGCTGTTGATCACAACATTGCCGGTGTTGGCCAGTTTGACATACAAGTTATCACTGCCCAAGAACAACTCGGTTGTATACAAGTTTCCACTTGTCATGTGTATATGGTCACCGTCATTCGCTGTTGGATAAATCAATAACTGTTGATTGGCAGTAGTTCCACCTGTTGGTTTCAAGGCAATAGCACTACCACTAAGTGATTGGTCTGGAATGTTGGTTTCATAAACAACACTATTCAATGGTAGTGTTAAGTTACCAGTTGTGTCAAAGTTCCAAGTCTTTGTGCCACTGACATTACCGGCCTGTATAGCCACGTTGCCGCCCTGTAAAACAGCGACATTGGCTTCTTCATCTGTACCTAAAATCAAATTGGCACCAGCAGCACCGGCTGCCATATGTATATCCGCGGCCCCGGTCAAGTAAATATTTACATATGCGGCAGCATCAGCAGAGTTTGGTTGCAGATTCAAGTTACCTGTGCCAATGATATTAACGTCATTGAATGTAACATTACCTGTATTAGCACCACCTGCTACCGCCGCAAATACTCCGTTGCCGTATAACACATTACTACTATTACCAGTTAAATTGATAGTAGCAATATTACCTAAACCTGACACATTTGCGGCTGCAACCGCATATGCTGTATTAGAAACATTAGCATTAGCTACAAATCCAGAGACATTAGCACCAGCCACACTAAATGCCGTATTAGCAATATTAGCATTAGCTACGAATCCAGAGACATTGGCACCTGCAACCGCAAATGCTGTATTAGAAACATTAGCATTAGCTACAAATCCAGAGACATTGGCACCTGCAATATTAGTCAATGCTTGTCCATTACCAATAATATTTCCAACAGATACATTACCTGTAGTTGTTATTGTATTAGAACCAAACGCAGATAATAGTGTTACAACATTACTATTACCATATGTAGTAGTATCACTTGCCCAACTTAAAGTACCGTTACCGTTAGTAGATAACAATTGTCCGGCTGTACCACCTGCAATATGTAAGTTAGAAACATTACCTAATGTAACATTTGCAGTAGTTGTAAAATTAACTATACCCGTTACATTGCTTACGGTTAATCCAGTTAAATTACCCATGCTTGTTATATTTGGTTGAGCATTAGTTAATACAGTATTTGCTGTTGTTGCAGTAGTAGCTTTAGCGGCAGAAACATAGTTACCTCCGGCACCTGCTAATACAACATTAGCAATATTACCTAATACTGTTTTTTCTGTAGTAGGAGTACCTGCCATATTAACTACTGGTATAACTGTAGAGCTAGCTAAGTTTGCACCAATATTTGTTAGTTCTGTAATTTTAATTGTCGTTGTCATTTTTATTTCCTAATATCTTTAAGCAAATATTGTACCGTTATTACCTATACAAAACCACTTATTTGTTATATATTGTAAGGTGCATCCATCACCGATATTATCAAATGTTATGGTACCTGTACCTGAACTTTGCCATCCTGCATTGGTTACGGTGATAACCATATCACCACCGTCAGCCACCATCATAAAAGTTTTTATTTGTCCTGTAGTACCGGCTCCTAAAGTAGCTGTACTAGCTACAGATGTGCTAAAGTAACTAGCAGTAACTGCTAAGTTTACAGATGACCCTGTTGTTAAATTCTCACTACCACTCAATAATAATTGACCAGTTACCGATACATTTGCAGGTAAATCTACAGTCAATGTTCCTGTAGTAGTTAATGGGCTCCCAGTAATAGTTAAATTATTACTAGTTAAAGCTACATTGGTCACGCCTGTATTATTTATATTTACCGTACCTGTCGTAGCGTTGGCTGTAATAGTTACGCCATTTCCGGTAAATGTATTGTATGGGCTAGCAGACGTAAATAACGTTGCAAAGTTATCTTTTGTCTTATTAAATGCTGTGTATAGGCTGTCGCTACCGGTAGATTCGTTTTGTAATCCAATATTAATTACTTGTAGTCCTGAAATTGCCATAATTTAATCCTTATTATGTATTTATCAATAAGGACTAAATGTAATATCATCAGGTTGGACTAAAACTTGACCCGCATCCGCATGTTGTTGCCGCATTAGGATTACTAATTTTGAACTGAGATCCACTCAAATCTTCAACATAATCTATGCTGGCATTCTGTAAATATTGTGCTGAAATACTATCTACTAACATACTTAATGATCCTGCAGGTATCTCAAAATCATCTTCATTTTGTTCTTCATCTATGGTAAAACCATACTGCATTCCACTACATCCACCACCTTGAACAAATACACGAATCCTAGCTTTTGGATTGTTTTCTTCAGCTAAAATATCAGCTATCTTTATAGTAGCATTTTCTGTTATTTCTATCATAAACTCTTACCCCACCTTGTGTTAATTACATTCCAATTGATGATTTTCCACTGCTCTTTTAGATACTTTTGCTTATCACTGCCATAGTCTAATATCCAAGCGTGTTCCCATCTATCAACTAATAGCAATATATCATTACGTACTTCATGGTTCTTGATTGTTTTAATCTTACCATCATATGCTAAATATACCCAACCTGATCCCTCTAACTTCATGAATTCAGTTTCAAACTGTGACTTCATGTTATCATAGTTACCGTAATGTTTGTTGATAAAGCCCATCATAGGACCATTTGGATTGTTTTTGTTTCTTACTTCACGGAATTGGGGGAATAATGTGTTATGTAAGAAGGCACCCGCATAGTTAAAGTCTTTGTCACCCTCACCCTTGTTATAGCGTTCAGCATAGCCTTTAGCTAGTTTATCATAATGTAGGTCTAGTGTGTCCTGACTTAATACAGGTTTAACCTCACTCGCAGTGAAGTTTAGTGGTATGATTTCTATATCTTGAGGTTTAGCCTTGTCCTCAAGTAATTGAATTATATCTCTCATACATGTATTTATCGTATGAAAGACTATTGGGGATTATCGTCGGCGCACGATTCGGCCTTTTGATAAGTCGTATGGACTAAATTCTAATTCTACTGTATCTCCAAGTAGAACTTTAATATCATGCTGGCGCATTTTACCAGAGATATAACCTATTACATTTGTGTTATTTACTTTAACACGAAACATGGCATTAGGTAACACGTCTGTTACCGTACCATCCATTCGTAAACCTTCTTCTTTTGCCATGTGTTTTGCTTTACGCTCCTTTTTAATTCCTACGCATTGTGCTAATTGCCTTAGCCTCTTCATCACTAAAGACCGGCACTGCATTACTTTTATGCATAGTGCCAATCCCAATAATTTTATTACCCGTATATTGTGGAATATCTTTTGTACGAACAGCACCCTTGTGACCGGTATCTAAACTGTTAATACGTACAGTCTCACGACCTGCAGGTGCAGATAGTGTGTATTGTAATGGCTCAGCCGCTAATGCTCGTTTGCGCTTTTTGTCATCAGCGTCAACTTCCCATTTTTTCTGTAGTTCTTTCCAATCGGCATCAAGTTGACGGGCTTTCTGTGCCTCTGCGCTATTGCGAAACTTAATCTTGCCCTTACGTTTACCACCGGTACTAAGCCAGGGTCCTTCTAAATGCATGGTCATGATGTGTATGTCATAGTTATTAAACAGTTTCTATTATAGCGTAATATGGATTATTTGTCAAATCTTACTTCTTTAAGATTGACCAAACCTTCTCTTTTTCTAGTAGTTCTTGCTCTAGTTCTTTATAGCGTTTACCCAATTCTTTTAACTCATCCCATCTATCTTCTAGTTCAGGATGTGGGTGAAGAATAGCCAATCGTTCGTCAATCTTTTCAAGCATCTCTGATAGATTTTTGCCCTTGATAGTTACTTCACCTTCAAAGTCAGCATCACCGTTAACCTTAAGTGTAGCCCCTTTTATATTAGGTTCGATTGAAGTAATAGTTGATGTACCATTTAAACCCCAATACAACCCGTTTGAAGTATTATTGGGTACAGTAACTGTGCCTGTAGTAACTGTACCTACAGTACTGAATGAATCCCCTATCATAGTGTTATTATAATTTGAGTAACTCATTTGTTAGCTCGTTTTAAGATGTACTTACCTTTTGAATCTATGGCAAATTCAATCTCATCACCCTCACGCCAGCCTAATTCATCTAATAATTTCTGTGGTATAGGCAACATTAAATCACCTGTATCAGGATCTTCATGTGTAATTACTTCATAACGAACTAAGTCTTTGCCGGGTTTCTTCATATCATTACTTATCTAGTTAGATAGGGAGCATAAATCTTTTCTAATTCATCAATAGTATGTTGAGTGTTGTCATCTTCATGCTTAACCGCAATACCACCGGCATTAGTCCAAAGATTCAAATATTTACCGTAATCATCTACTAATACATTTGGTTCACCATTACTCAATGCGTATTTGTGCTTATGTTGTGTAAAGATAGCGTTTTGTGTAGCATTTGGATTGTGTTCATCTAACCAATCTTTTTTAGCTCCTACACTGGCTTCAGCATACGGTCCACGCAATGGAGCACTCAATACAGTGTATGGAATATTGTGTTGATTTAACCATTGTACAACTCTGCCGCCACCCTCTAGAGGTTGTAGTTCTCTAAAAAACTTATATACTTCTAAGGGGCTACTTGAGGCTAATTCATTGATTGATGTTTCAGTATCAGGAATCTCTTTATAATTACCAACATTATGTTTTGCGGCCCAAGCTCCAAAGAAATCAGCTTGTACCCCATCCATATCCAAATATAGATGTGGCATTTTTTTGTTTGTATCTTCCATTAATTCCTTAATTTTCATTTAGTTATTATATCGCAAATGGTATAACAAGCCAAATGCCTTGGGTCAATAACATTGTTCCAAAAATACTGACACCAATACTTCCCCAAAACATACGCTTGTCTACAGCTAAAATACTAGCGGAAAGTAATACAATCGCTAACTGAAATGCCATTGCGGCAAAAGTTAACCATGGTGTATGCTTTTTGGCTTCATCACGCTCGGCTTCGATCTTTAATGCTTTAGCCATTAACTCTTTCTTACCCTCACCCTTATCAGGCTCAGATTCATATCTATCAATCTTGGCTTGTAGTTCTATTCTACGTTTTGGATCTTTGGCATCCTCTAATTGCCCTTCGGCAATAGATTGCTTAATTGACTTAGCTTGATAGAAGTTCCATGTATCGTTTGCTTTAATAGTATTGGTCAATATCTTACTACTAAACCCACTAGCCATATAAGTTGTAACTGCTAATAGTAATGCAATGACGGTTATGACCCATCCTGCTCTATCTTTAATTTGTGCTTCACGTTCACTGCGTGATAATGTTTTTTCTTCTGCCATTTTATTTCCTTTGTTATGACTTATGCTATTTGATTGAATTTAATCAATTAAATATATATTTATACCCAATCAAAAGGAGTAAGCCAATGAGTTGGTTCAAGCACAAACCCAGACCTAAAACACCCCCAAAATTACATGTACATCATACAAGCCCTATAGCAGAAAAGATACTAAAAGAGATAAAACTTGAAGTAACTGGGGTAAAAGCCAAGTTAGCAGAACAAGAAAAAAAGAAAAAATGAACAGTAGAGAACTACAGTTAATGTATCAACAATGGTGTCAGGGAAATGATGACTATAATTTTCGTTGGTTAGCTTTTGTTGAGATGGCTGCAAGACATTTCAAGCAACCAGAAAGTGAAGTACTCAGAGAGTTACAGAAACACTACTGGTTTGTTAAAAATAACAAATAAACCCTAAAAAAATTTACTCACATCATTTAGCTTATAAATATCTCTATACACAACCTATAGAGAGATAAAATGGCTTCCAATCTAAATTCAGAATTCAACTACCGTTACCAGGTGATCGGTTCAACACCCTGGGAAAAAATCAAAACACTTCAAGGCTTCTATGTTGGCAGAAAACGTGCCGCAGTACTTGAAGAATGCGCCGAATTAAAATATCAGGCTAAACTTGAAGAACTAAAACATTTAAAAACAGTACCCGCATTACCACACATATTGCTTAATTTACAAGCAGAAATCCTTGAATTAGAATCACATTTGGATGATCAAAAACATGCGTTTGAACTTAATCGTAAAGAGATTAAAATACTAGAAAAATATATGGCTGAACTGTATGCTGAAGTTGAGCCAACTAGATTAAAACATGAAGATGGTACTCCCTATACCGATGACGAAATGTTTGAAGCTAATGCTAATTATGAATTTACAGTAACTGTTGGTAGAGAAATACAATCTGAAATTATTGCTTTGGGTAGACCTAGTCCAGCTAAACTACTAAATGCAATGAGTAATCCACAAACATTAAATTCATTAATGCAAATTGGTCTTGTTCCGCAAGGCACTGTATTATTAGAACAAAAAGATATTATGTTAGAACTTACTAATCAACCGTCTTCCTCTGCTAATGATGAACAGACTACATTAGATGCCCCTCCTGTAACTAAAAAGTCATCAAAGTGAACGTAATATAATCACACTCAATTAGGCTCTACGGAGCCTTTTTTATTGTCATAAATACTACTAAACTTACATAAAAGGTAATTACATGTCTTTATCTATTGGATCCGGTATCAGTATAGTTGGTGGTATTAGCGTAGTACCCGCTACCGGCACGACTATACCGGATAATCCTATAATAGGCACAGCAACAGCAACAGGTTCTACAACAGCAACAGTATCATTTACTGCTCCTTTAGATAACGGTGGTTCTACTATATTAAGTTATACAGCAACAAGTAGTCCTGGTGGTTTAACTGGTACACTAAGTCAAGCAGGATCTGGTACTATTACTGTTACTGGACTAACATCAAGTACAAGTTATACTTTTAGAGTAACTGCAACTAATAGTATTGGAACCAGTTCACCTAGTAATTTTAGCAATAGTATTACTACCCTGTCAGGCGCTCCTGTTAATACAGTATCTCCGGTAGTTAGTGGTACAGCTACAGTTGGTCAAATATTATCTACTACTGATGGTACTTGGACTGGCTCTCCGTCTATAACATATCAATGGCAACGTGCTGGATCAAATATTTCATTGGCAACAAATAATACATATACGTTAGTAAATGCAGATGCAGGTAATGCTATTCGGTGTGTAGTTACTGGTACAAATGGTTCTGGATCAAATTCGGCAAATTCTAATGCTACATCTAATGTATCTGCAATTGCTCCGGGAGCACCAACTATAGGCACAGCCACTACAACAGGTGCTATAACTGCTACCGTAGCATTTACAGCTCCGGCAAGCAATGGTGGTGCTACAATTTCAAGTTATACAGCAACAAGTAGTCCTGGTAATATAACCGGTACACTAAACCAAGCTGGTAGTGGTACTATTAACATAACCGGTCTAACAGCAAGTACAAGTTATACATTTACCGTTATTGCTACCAATAGTGCGGGTAATAGCTCTCCGAGTAGTGCAAGTAATAGTATTGTAACAGACAGTCTTCCAGTTAATACTGTGGCACCGGTGGTTAGTGGCACAGAAACATTTGGTTCAACATTATCATGTACAACTGGTACTTGGACTGGCACTGCTACAATAACATATGCATACCAGTGGCAAAGAAATGGGTCTAATATAGCATTAGCTACAAGTAATACATATGTATTAGTACAAGCTGATGTGTTAAATGTAATTAGGTGCGTAGTAACCGGTACTAATTCATATGGATCGGCTTCTGCTAATTCTAATTCTACTTTGGATATTTTACCATTAGCACCGGGTGCACCTACAATTGGTACGGCTAATGCAACCGGTCCATTATCTGCAACAGTGACATTTACTGCGCCGGCAAGCAACGGTGGTAGAACAATAGAAAGTTATACAGCAACAAGTAGTCCAGGCAATATAACGGGTACATTAAACCAAGCAGGCAGTGGCACAATTTTTATATCTGGATTAAATGCAAATACAAGCTATACATTTACCGTAACTGCTAATAATGGATTTTATACAAGTTCTCCGAGTAGCGCAAGTAATAGCATAACAACCGATGCATTGATTATTGAATATCTAGTAGTTGGAGGTGGCGGCGGTGGCGGTGGAGTTGGCCAAACTGGTATTGGTGCAGGTGGGGGAGGTGCCGGTGGCTATAGAACCGCTACTGGAGTATCTATAACAACCGGAGTTCAATTATCGGTAACAGTTGGATCCGGAGGCGCCAGGGGATCTTCGCCAACAGTCGGCGGTAATGGAACTGCATCTGTGTTTAATTCGTTATCTGCAGCCGGCGGAGGCGGTGGAGGTACTAAATCATCTAGTATCTTTATTGGCACAAATGGAGCAGCAGGCGGTTCTGGTGGCGGCGGATGCGGTGGTTCAGATGGTAATAATAATATTTTTGTAGGTGGTGCAGGAAATACCCCATCAACTAGTCCATCACAAGGTAATAATGGCGGTAATGGCAAATTCACTGGCCCTGATTTCTCCGGGGGCGGTGGTGGTGGAGCAGGTGGAGTTGGAGGTACACCAAGTATTACAACAGCTGGAGTTGGAGTTTCAAATTCTATAGGAGGATCTGCAATAACATATTCAACGGGCGGCCGAGGTGGCTCATATAGTGTTACCGCACTCACCGGCGTTAGTGGGACGGATAATACTGGTAATGGTGGCGGCGGTGCATCTGGTAGTGGAGGAACCGGGTCAAGTCGTTCTGGCGGTCTAGGCGGTAGCGGTATTGTTATTATTCGTCATGTTGATACGTATCCTACAGCAACAACTACAGGAATAGCAGCCGGATATCCTATAACTACTGGCGGGTATGTAATTTATCGCTGGAACAGTTCCGGAAGTATAACTTTCTAAATAGTAAGGGTAAATGTGATTAGTACATTTACCTCTATCATGTTATAATAAAACGACTAGGAGAATCTTTTGAAGTTAACTTATCTATTAATAATTACGTTGTTATTACTACCAATTAAATCATATTCACAACAAATAGAAGAATCTATAACAATAGATTTACCCTGTTACAATACAAAAGAAATCTTTAAGAGTATTAGAGAAAAATATAAAGAGTTACCCTTCATGACCGGACAAGTAGCTGATGAAGCTAGTTCAATAGTAAGTATTTGGTTAAATCCTGTTGATAATAATTGGACTATTCTAGCAACTAAGAAAGACCTTACTTGTGTAGTTGGTATGGGAACTGATATGAAAATAGTAACTCACAAAAAAGGAACGGATATATGATTAAAAAACTTATAGCAATAATAGTATTATCACTATGTGGCACAGCATATGCCGATCCTAATTTTACTGCCCAAGCTTGGTTAGTAGCTGATAGTAATGGTAAAATACTAGAAGGCTCTAATATGTCTGAAATACGTAGCATTGCTAGTATAACTAAACTAATGACTGCTATGGTTGTACTAGACAGCGGACAATCACTAACTGAAGTCATTCCAAAAAAACTATACAATAAACATTTAACAAGAGAAATACTAATTGATTTGGCAATAGTTAAATCGGATAATAACGCTGCCAAAATGTTATGTGATTACTATCCAGGTGGATATAACAAATGTATTGATGCTATGAATTATAAAGCGGCATCATTACAAATGAATAACAGTACTTTTACTGATCCAACAGGTAGATTACATACAAACGTTAGTACAGCACATGATTTGATTAAATTAGTATTTGCCGCAAGTACGTATCCATTAATAGTAACAGCAAGTAATATGGATGCTGTACGATGGAGTATCGGTAAGAAGAAAACAGCAGAATTCAGAAACACTAATACTCTAGTAGGAAATGGTTATAAATTCTTAGTAAGTAAAACTGGCTTTATCAATAAAGCAGGTGGATGTATTGTTATGATGATGGATACAGCAAATGGAATCAGGACCGTAGTCCTGTTGGGTTCAAAGAATACTACAACTCGTATCCCAGAAGCAAAGATGCTATCTATGCTTTATTAATCTTTGGGTCCAAACTTAGTGATATCTTTCTTAGGAACATAATCAACACCTGGCACTGGACTATAGTCTTTTGTCAAACTAGGTATCATCTCATCACCGTACTTTAATGTAATATAGCTAAATGTTCCGCTATTAGTAGTTTCTTTCAAACCAATCATTAAATGTCTATGCCATGATATTTTCATATCAACAACCTTTTTAATGTTGTTGTCTGTTAGTATATCGGTGAAGTTATTGTTTTCACGGTAAAAAGTATAGTATTTCATTTTTTCCAAAGTATAAAGTTTATGTAATCGGGTTCTGTTTCAAAATAGAAATCATATAATCCACCCTCACGTCCTGCCGGTATCTGACAATCGTAACCCCAATCATTGGCACAATTACGTTGACACCAATCAATGACAGGTTTTAATTCTCCGTAACCAATTGTTATTCTAGTTTTGTATTGGGTATCTGGTGACACTTACTTTGCCTTGTTCTAAAAATTCTAATCCTTTTGTATCTCTATATGATTCACGGTAGAACACATTTTTAATACCAGATTGATAGATAGCTTTTGCACAATGTATACAAGGTGCATGTGTAATAAACAATGTAGCATCCTCACTAGATTCTGTACTTGCGGACACTTTAGCAATTGCATTCATTTCTGCATGTAATACCTCATCCTTAGTGACTAAACGATATCTACGATTGCTTTCCACATTACTATCATATTCTTCTAGTGGATATAATTGTCCATCCCAAACATCGCCGGGCATGTATTCTTTGTATTCACACTCGTTAGTCCATCCAGTTGGCATACCATTGTATCCTGTACCTAGAATCTTGTTACCTTTAACAATAACAGCACCTACATTTAATCTGATTGCTGAACTTAATTTGCTTGTAAGGTCAGCAATATCCATGTAATAGTCTATAAACTTTTGTTTCATTTAACGTAGAATTTTTTAATATGTTCTTTTGCACTATGATCGGCTAGTATACTTAGTACATAGTTTGGTTCGTCATACTTTTTGCAAAAAGCTTCACCCAGTTTGTAGTCACCTTTAATCTGCTCAAACAGAAACTCTTTGCAAAAATCATCAAATTGTTGTTTACTAATCTTAAAATCTTTTTTGCCTTTACTTAGAGTTTGTATATCTAGTTGTTGCGCCATTTTATCAAACATATTAATCCCAGAGTGCTCTAAAATATTTACCAAACAGATCCAAACCTTCTTGGATACGATCTTCATGTAGTTGATGCCCTTCAGCATCATACCAATGGTCATCAGGATTCTTATCAACCATTTGAAATGTATCTTCTACTTTACCTGTCATAGGATTGGGATATGTTTTATCAGTTTTAATCCAATCATAGTCACTTTTACCATGATGATATTTGTCACCATAATCTTCAAATGCTATTTGTTGAAAGGCCCAAATCATTTTATCTAATGTTTCATCCCAACGTTTAGCACCTTCATTCCATGCCTCATCGTGTGATTCAATATAGAAATCAAAGCTTTGTTGTGTGCTATATTCTTCACCACCAACATCTACAAAATCACTAGGGATACCTTGTTTAGTTTGTTTTAGTTGGATTAATGCCGGATAGATAATAGTAGCTAGAGTGTGGTCTGTACTCCAAGTATCAAATCTATCAATTTGCACATTGATTTTTCTGCGATTACCCTTTCTAGGGTAGTTGCCAATATTTATTTTCATACTTCTTTATTTACCTTGCCTTCAATAAATGCAACAAAATGTTCTCCGTGCTTCACTGAAGCATATTCAATTTTCTTGTATTCTTTACTTAGTTGTGCTAGTTGTTCTAATGAATTACCTTGGCAAATAAAATCGTTTGATTCACGGTCATATAACAAAATAATATCATCTACTAATCTTGTTTCTAATTTATAAACATTAGATTTGATTGGTTCTTCAATAATCATTAATTGTAGATTTTTATGTAGTTTATATATTGTATGAAATTTACCCATAAACCATCCCAAAGCTAGGATTAGAATAATATCAATTAGTGTCATAATATTATTTATTAATAGTTAAGTTAGACCATTTCTTTAATTTCTTAAATTTATTCTTTTTGGCCTGATCTAAACCACCAACTGTAATACCTATATTATTTTCAGTAATCAATTCAACCATAGCTAATAAGTCACCCAATTCTTCTTCAAGCATTTGGATATTAGTCATTGGTTTGTTTGGTTTCATTTGATCTGGACCGAACCTGAAACACTTGCTAACAGCTTGTGTAACTTCGGCACATTCTTCTTGTAAGATTAATAGAATTTCTCTTGTATCTTCGTTCATTTTTTATTCCATCTAAAGTTGTTTAATTCAGCTACCACTTCATCTAATGATTCCTGTACTTCCCATGTACCATGAGGAGGACAAAAAACATATGTAATATTTTCAATTATACCATCTTCTTTTTTAGCAAGATTAGGTGTATTGAATACTGTTGAAATCAAATCAATATTGATTGCAATTTTATTGCCTTTGTGTGCGTCACTGGCATTTGTAAGAGAGATAAACATTAAATTCCGATCATATTGGTTAAGTGTAAAAAAACAATTGCAAAATTAACTGCAAAAACTAATCCATCCATGTAGTACATCCACTTAGGACTATTAGTATAATCTTTGGTTGCTAATATGTAACCAAAAAACAATGTAGCAAAAACACTAATTATCATTATTGTTTCCTATTAGCTTTAGACATTACATATTTTTCATGATAGGGTTTCCAATCATTTAAGTAATGGTCGTGTTTAATCCAACGATGTATTCCTTTCTTAGCTTCTACTAAGAAACCCCATTCACGTTGCTGTGGTCCCATAAAGAACATTGTTGTTGCTGGCTCTTCACCTTCAAGTTCAAGCCAATGATAATCACCTGCATTACGTTTAATAATACTACCGGGCCCACGCCATGTTTGAAATTCTGTAAGCAATTTACCATCATCATTGAATACAGGGGTATGCTCCCAATAACCACCCTTCAATACAATAGTCATGTAGGGCCAAGGATGGTCATGAAATATAGGATCATCACTACGTACAATCTTATGTAATGTAACATTGAGTGGGAACCAACTACGGTCTTTAAGAAACAAATAATAGCGGTGCATGTAATCTAGTCCTGTCCTACGATCAGGAATCAAACGATAACGACCTAACTTATTCATTACTTTGTGAAATAAACTCATTACTATCTCCTATCTGATTGACTATTATAACATACAACTGAATTAAACACAAGTATAAAGGCAGAAAAAGGGTGACGAATCACCCTTTATTTACATCTCAAATTTGAGATTAAACTAGACCCATTGCCAAGGCCTTGTAACCAGCGGCTACAACTTCACGACTAGGGGTACCCAAACGATACTTAGTGTATGTACCACCGAGTTTGTTTGTACGCTTGTTAGCGTAGATTGCCAAACCGCTACGCAAGCGCAAATCGCTTACTGTTGCTGTTGGATTAGCAAATCCAAAACGTTGGGTAATTTGCTTCGCAGTCATTTCTGCGCCGTTTTCAAATGCCTCAATAAGGCGTGCTTGTTTAGTTAATGTCATTTTATTTTCCTTTAAAAAATCGCTGTTTTCACAACGTGTTACTATTGTATAACAACTAGTTGTTACATACAATATCTTTTGGTCACCTAGTTTAATTTAGATGTCCAAAAACTTTAACTCAAACATATCTGCTTGAGGGTCAGCACCCTTGTAACCACGAGGATTACATACCACGCGGGTAGTGCCAATATTATAATCAAATGGGTCATGCATATGACCATGAGTCCATAAAGTAATTTGTGGATGATCTAAAATGAATTCACTCAATTCACTATGATATCCGCCATTCATTATACTATGTACATTATGCTTGTATCTGTCATGTGTACTCATTGCGCTAGGTGCATGATGTCCTACAAATACAACTTTTTGATCCTTTAAATCAACCAACACTTGTTTCAAATAACTCAATGTTTGTTGATGACGGTACACAGTATGTGCTGGACGTAATTTAGAATATCCATGTTCATCATTACGTATTACCCGATAATCATTCATCATGTCAGCTAATGCATGTAATGTTAGTGGATCACCTTTATTACAATCAGTCCACAATGTAGCACCAATAAAGGACACTTCATTGATAACCTTAATATCATTCTCAAGGAAGTAAACATTAGGATAAACTGCACAGGCTGCACGTAAGTGGTTAATGCTTTCTTTCCATCTTCCGTGATAGAATTCATGATTGCCTGCAATATAAACAACATGAGGAAACTCATTGCTTACTCTACTGAGGAAAGCACGAAATCTTTGTGCGGCTTTTTGTCTTGTGCCTAATTCAGTATACGATTCATATGGGCTAATTACTGTTGGTGGATGATTATGTAAATCCTCTGCTAACATAATATCACCGGATAAGATAAGGACCTCAGCACCACCAGTGTTCTTAAGGTCAATATCTTCAAACTCTAAATGTAAATCCGAACAAATTCCTATTTTCATTTAACTAATTCTGCTATATGTTTACATGTACCACGATACATATATCCTGGGCATGTACAAGTTTTTTCATCAGTATCAATGGAGTAAACATTACCTTTACTACCTGACACTTTAATGATTGTACTCTTTTCTTTAATTGCTTTGAAAGGATTTGGCTTTACTGGAGTAAACTTACGACCACGCTTGTCTATTGTGATCGGGTTTTTGAAATACTGAGGCGTAGTAGAACCAACCTTGATGTATGCAACCATTTTGCTCCCGTCAAGTAAGTATGTATGATTAGCATTGTTGCTATCATTCCAAACTGTTGTTTCTACTACTGCTTCCATATTAAGCTACCTCTGTTTCATCTTGTGCAATACGATCTTCTTCGTCCATAATTGCAGACTCTAATGTAACAAAGGCTCCGTCGTGGTCACAAACAAACCAAACAGCTTTGCCATCAATGTTGCGCAGGATATAGTCATATTCCTGATGTTCGCACTTATTAAAATAATCATTGATATCATTGTAATAGCGAGCCTCGCAACCTACTTCACCACGATCACGACCATAGAATGTAGTCATGTCTTTGTACAAATGAGAATATTCAACCAATGTCATGTCTTCCATATCATAGTGACTGAATGGGTGCTTTGTACCGATCGTTGGACGCAAACTAGAGATATCACCTAAATCAATCAGGTCCCGCATTACGAAGGGATTAGAATAGTATTCCATCAACATCTTACCGTTGTGAGCCAAGTAACCATCCCAGTGACAGTATACCTGACCGATAGTACCATCAGCGAATTCTAATGAGATTGTAGAACGAGTAGCCATTTTTTAAGTCCTTTATTTAACTGTCTAAGATTCTATTATATACCCAAAGTGATTTATTGTCAAGCCTCAAGCCGCTCTATAATCCAACCCTCTTGGACCATATATTGATGAAAATCCCGTGTAGCACGAATCTCGGGAGAGTCGGATGTAGTACCGCACATCTGTAAAGACCGTTCACGCATTTCAACAATTTCTGATCCAGTCCAAGTTGCAGTTGGATCAGTCATCATTTCATTGAACATGAATTGTTTCGACCTCTTATCCAATGTATTACTGAACGGGTTTAATTGCAAAATAAATCCAGGACCAAGTGAATAAACTGTTTGAAGACTAGCCATTTTAAAACTCCTTTATTTAACTGTCTAAGAATATATTATAGCACAAATGCCATTTATTGTCAAATTTTACACCAAGTCAACTTGGACTTGTTTGTTGCGGAAAGTATGACCTAATCCTGTAGGAACCGTCTCATTTTTACGTTTGGCTTCATAACGCAAATACGACAATTTAATCAATGCATCCCAGCAAACTGTACGGGCTGTATTGGTAGCAAACATTTCCGTCATTTGCTTGATAGTCATATACATACCAACATCGTTTTCGCTTCCATCACCTTTAAAAATTACACGGAATTTTTGTGAGTTTTTGAATCCGTCAATGATAGTTTTTGTACGCATTTTTTAGTCCTTTTCTTTACTGTTTAAGATTCTATTATAGCAGAATACCCATTTATTGTCAAATTTTTACATTGACCAGTAAGTCTCTGTTGCAGGATTACAACAGTGTGGAGTGTCAGCATCAATCTCTATTTCCTTGCCGGTCATCAAGTTTTTGACCGTTTTCTTAGGAAAAACATAGTATGGGTTAAGAACCTTGAATGCTTCCAAAGTTTTTGCGGTTTGTGCTAACGGGTTAGTTTCAATGAATTTCATCATTGACAAGAAACCCATACCCAAAAACTCTGCATCTTTTTGGATAACTTTGATTGCTGTAACTTCTTTCATTTGTGTCCTTTAGTTGACTGTTTAAGATTCTATTATATACCCAAAACCATTTATTGTCAAATTTTAACGTTTGTCGCAATACTCAAAAAGGATCCACTTAGCACGATTGAGGGCTTGACGGGCATCTTCGGCTCGCATATAGTCAATGTCACCGTACTCGGTATTAATCATTTCTTGTGCATCAGACATAAGACTAGCGGCCATCATTGCAGGACCTGAGAAGCAAAAAGTACTACTTTGTTCTACAGCCTCACGCATTTGGTCTTCTGTGCAACCATACATGCGGATTTGACGTTTTTCCTGCTCGTTTGTAGCAATCATTTCACCTATTGTGTCGTAACGTAAACTCATTTCTAACTCCTTTTGACTGAATAAGACTCTATTATATACCCAAAACCATTTATTGTCAAATTTGGTATGAGCAATAACCACGAATTTTGCTTTGTTTATTGGTAAAGCTTTCGTTGAATTTAACTTCATACCCTTTAGCTTTAAGAGCCGTCATTAGTGTTGACAGGTCACAGTCTTCCTCAAGGAAAGCATTAGCACCATTTTGATAACTATAGGGGGTGATTTTATCAGCGATACCAAGACTGACCAGTCGTGCTTTGGGGAAACGTGCCCAAGCGTGTCCAGGGTCACCGAATACTTTGATAGAAATTTTCTTAGTCATTTGTAGTCCTTTATTTAACTGTCTAAGATTGTATTATAGACCCAAAATGATTTATTGTCAAATTTAGGACATGTTGCGTTTTTGCAACAGATTATCTGCTAGGCCATACGCTACTGCCTCACTTGCACTCATAAAAAAGTCACGTTCCATGTCTTTTGCAAGCTCCTCAAATGTCTTTCCTACACTATTGTGGTCAACATAGATTTGTGTTAGTGATTTCTTCATAGCTAGTATTTCTTTAACTTGAATCTCCATATCAGTAGCCTGACCACGGGCACCACCTGAGGGTTGATGAATCATATGCCGAGCATTGGGTAGAATACTACGTTTACCTTTTGCACCAGCTTGGCCTAGTAAACTTCCCATTGAACAAGCCTGACCCATAACAATAGTTTGAACATCTGGTCTAATGAATTGCATACAATCATAGATTGCCATACCAGCTGTTACTGAGCCACCCGGGCTATTGATATAGATGCTGATATCCTTATCTGAATCTTCACTCTCTAAGTACAGTAGTTGAGCAACGATTAGATTTGCCATTTGGTCATGCACCTCACCTTCAAGTAAAATAACACGATCTTTTAGTAGACGGCTGTAAATGTCATAACTACGTTCGCCTTTACTTGTTTGTTCTAATACCATTGGGACTAAGCTCATATTGTTTCCTTCTTTTAAAAATATTTGCGATAAATACAGAATGGTGCTATAATTAGCACTTCATTAACTATTTGAGATATTATACATGAGATATACTGAATTTACAAGAACTTTGGTTGAAGCTGTTGACCAAATTAAAACTGTTACCAAGCACGATGTGGAACAGACATTGCGTAAAGCTGGGTATGAAGATTTCAAAGTTAACGGTAATAAAATCAACGTTTTGGTTCAGATTCCCTCTGGGCAACAAGAAAACGAGTTCCGTGTGTCTATGTTAGAAGAAATATTAACAATACTAAAGAAAGTATACGGAAATCAAGTATCATTCAGTAATGATCCGGGACTGAGTAGTTTGGGTGGGGTTGTGTTTGATGATGGTCCGGTATCAGTTGTTGTTAAAGATATTGGTAAACAAGGTAACAACAGTGCAGGTGTTGGTAACGAATTAGAAATGGCTGGTTTAATAGCATCTGTGATTCAAAAATATACGACGGCAAACATTACATTTGTTGATCCACGTGGTAAGAAAATGACTATTAAAAATTGTACAAACGTTGACGTTAAGGGTCGTGACACCGCAGATAGAAAAAAAGCTGACGTTGTGTTGTCTAGTGATAAAGGTAGTCTACCTATTAGTATTAAAAAACTTAATGCTGATATGTGGGAAAGTGCTGATACTATGATTGGTTCAAGGGCCCGTGTTATTCTTGACAAACTAGTTAAAGAAGGTTTAGTTAAATTAAAAAAGATTGGCGAAAGAAAAACCAGATCTGGGTCAGTTCCTGTATACGCTTTATCTAAAGAGATTGTTATGGAGCCAACTGAAGAAGAAGCACTAAGTGCTGTGTTCGGTAATGACTTAAACCCTAAGGGCGGAATTGTTGTTCAAACGTTTAAGCCAGAGCATTTTGTACAAGACGGTCCTACAGTAACTATTGATTGCCACGCGGTTATTACTAATGCTTCAGAGATTCCAGAAAGTCATTTAATGGTTTGGTTACTGCGTAATGACAGCACACGCAATGGCGGAACATTGGGTGTTGCGGGCATTCGTCCATTAGGTGTAACATTATCACGTGGTATCGGTAAGAAGGGTACAAAAGACGTTATCTTGGTAGATCAGTACGGTAACGTAGTAGATAATCCAAATATCAAGTAATTAGCATTTAGCAAAAGTTTGATGCTTAAGCCAACGCTTTTGGCCATGACCTACTTTTAATGATATCCCGTGTTTAGCAAGTCTTTCTCTATGTTCATAGAAGCTAGGACCATGACTCATTAGACGTTGTTTACCTTCACGTTCACGTTTTACTCCGTCAATATCCCATTGATATTGATGTACCATTTCATGTGCTAGAGTAGTGATTAACCATTGTTTACAGAACCACTTGTCCATAAGACGTATTTTACAATAGGTTTTACGGTATTTAACTATATCATAACTAGCATAGCACATACCCCAGTATTTTCTACAACGGCCAATAACCTCAAATTCAGGCATGTCTAGTTTATTGTTAAAACAAGCTTTATTGATTAGTTTATATAGTTCTATTACTTCAGCTTCATTGGTTCGATAGCTTAGACGTTTTTGATAACCGATACTTGGTAGCGGTTCACGCATTAGTTTGGAAAGTTCGGATTTTTTTGTCATACTATATTTATTGTAGCAGGACCCTGTAATCTAGCAATATATTAGGAAAAATAACCAATTTATTGTCCTAGAGTAAATATATGTTTAGGAGAAATTAAATGGAAATTATTATAGGATTGGTTATTTTGGGCGGCGTAGCTTGGTTCTTTTTCATGCGTGATGGAAAGACAACAGAAGTAGCGGCACCTTATAAGGTAGAAGCACCTGCTCCGGTAGAAGAGCCAGTTAAGGTTGAGGCACCTAAAGTAGAAGCACTACCTGCTGGAACAGAAGCTTTATCAATTGTAGCACCTGCAACAAAAGCCATGGCACCGGCTAAGCCTAGAGCGGCCGCTAAACCTAAGGCACCTGCTAAAACAGCTGCCAAAGCACCAGCTAAAGCCCCGGCAAAAACTGCTAAAGCCCCTGCTAAGCCAAAAGTGTCAGTAGCAAAATAACTATTGATTTGATTAATGAAAATAGGATTTGATGTAATTAGTGACTTGAATCTTAAGCCCAATGAACTATTTGGGTGGGAAGGAAAAGCGACAAGTCTCTATTGTATTATAGCAGGTAACATCAGTAATGATTTACGTACTATACATCAAATCCTATTACATTTATCACATTTTTATCAAGGTGTGTTCTACACCGCAGGAACATTAGAATATGAAGGTGTGACTAATCTAGCACATCGCACAGACGAACTTTTCAACTTATGTAAAAGCATACGCAACGTAGCTTATTTACATAACCATGTAGTCATTATAGATGGTATTGCTATTGTAGGGTCTAATGGTTGGTTAACTCTAGAGGATAAATATCCTTTACTACCAATTGATGCTATAGAACAGGAACGATATCAAGACATTGGTTATTTAAGTAATGCTATAGAAAAACTTCAGCTACATCTAGATGTGAAGAAAATCATAGTAGTTAGCCACTCAGCTCCTAGCTATGAATTATTATTTGGAGAAGAACCTGATATAATATATTCAATTCCTCCACTTAAATTATCACTAATCAAAGACCTAGAAAGTAAAGTAACTCATTGGATATACGGCGATTATGACAAAACTGTTGATATTGTAATTGATGGGATCAACTACATTAACAACAGTTATTATAAAAGAAACCCGTATTGGGCTAAGAGAATAGAAATTTAAGTAGTCTCGGACTCTACTTTAACTTGTAGAGGGTAGCCTTGACTACGTGCTAATACCGTTACTTCAATACCTTTTTGTTCGGCAATTTCGTAGGGTAAGACAGCAACAACTGCACTACCATTACTATGAATATTTTCTGTAATATGTACTGCGGTATCATCAGTATAATTGAAATATTCAATTAAACTACTCACAACAAATTCCATACTGGTTACTTCATCATTCAAATAAATGATTTTGAATAATGGGGGTTCTACTAAACTCAAGTTTGGTTTAATTGTGGTTTTAATTTCTGTTTTTGCCATAGATTTAATTTAGTTGTGAGTGCGAGTTTCCCCGCACTCTTATTTATAGAAGTTTTATTATATTACTTAGTATAAGTTATTGCAATAGATTTTGGCTTCTTTTCTTCTGGAACTTTGCGTTCTAAATAAACAGAAAGAATTCCGTTCTTTACTTCAGCATGTATTACTTCTACATGTTCAGCTAATGGGAATGTTTGTGTAAAATCTCTATTACTCAATCCTCTATGTAAATATTCATAGTTGAGCATTTCTTCACGTGCTTTTGATCCAGATATAATTAATGCATTGTTATCTAATTTAATATCTAAATCACTTTCCCCAAAACCAGCCACAGCGACCTCAATAGTGACAGTCTCCTCACCTGTTTTAATAACGTTGTGAGGTGGATAATTGGTATTTGTTTGTCCAGCAGTTACCCGTAGTAACTCATCTAGCATGGAATCAAATCCGATTCCAAATTTGTGAATTGATGGGATATCAATAGCACGAAGGGTTAGTGTTTTTGTTGTCATGTTTTTCTCCTAATAAGCAAGTTTATGACGATATCGGGCCCGCCGAATGCGGCACCCAATGTTGTTTAGATTAAGTTGATTCCTTAACCTCTGCATCTACCACATTGTCGTCAGATTTTTGTGATTCAGATGTTTCTTTAGCTTTTTGTTCCTCTTCAGATTTAACTTTAGTAATAGGACCAATAGCTTCATATAGTTCTTTGACCTTGTTGTCAATTTCTTCAACTTCAGACCCAGCTAATGCAACTTCTAGTGCATCAATAGCATTAGATGCTTTTTCTTTTTCTTCTGCTGTAACTTTGTCACCGTATTTTTCATAGTCTTTACGGAAACTATTTAATGTTGATTCACCGCTATTTTTTGCTTGAATGAATTTAACTTGTTTAGCATCAGCCTCAGCATTTTCTTCAGCATCATTAACCATCTGTTGAATTTCTTTTTCAGTTAGTCCTGAATCTGATTTGATAGTGATTTTATTTTCTTTGCCTGTACCTTTGTCTTTGGCACTGACATTAAGAATTCCATTAGCATCAATATCTAATGTAACTTCAATCTGAGGAACACCACGCATTGAAGGTGGAATACCCTCTAAATTAAATTCACCTAATATCTTATTGTATGTAAACAAATCACGTTCACCTTGTGCAACCTTAATAGTTACAGCTGGTTGATTGTCATCTGCTGTTGAAAACACTTGTGAATGTTTAGTTGGAATAGTTGTATTCTTCTTAATCAACTTAGTAAACACACCGCCTGATGTTTCAATACCCAAACTTAATGGGGTAACATCAAGTAACAATACATCTGTACGTTCACCGGCTAACACACTACCTTGAAGTGCCGCACCCGCTGCCACTGCCTCGTCTGGATTAACATCCTTGCGAGGTGCTTTACCGAACAATGATTCAACAATTTCTTGTACTTTTGGCATACGTGTCATACCACCAACAAGAATAACTTCGTCAATATCAGATGTAGAAACACCTGCATCAGTCATTGCTTGCTTACATGGTTGAATACTACGTTGAATTAATTCATCAACTAATGATTCTAATTTAGCACGACTTAACTTAACATTCAAATGTTTAGGACCATTAGCATCGGCTGTAATATATGGTAAGTTAACATCTGTTTGTGCTGAACTTGACAATTCAATCTTAGCCTTCTCAGCCGCTTCTTTTAAACGCTGTAGTGCTAGCATATCTTTCTTAAGATCAACCGCATTGTCTTTCTTAAACTCATCAACCAAATAATCCATGATACGTTGGTCAAAGTCTTCACCACCTAAGAATGTATCACCGTTAGTTGATAATACTTCAATTTGAGTTTCGCCCTCAACATCTGCTAATTCAATAATAGATACGTCAAATGTACCACCACCCAAGTCATAGACAGCAATCTTGCGATCCGTTTTATCTTGTTTATCTACACCGTATGCTAGAGCAGCCGCTGTAGGTTCGTTAATAATACGTAATACTTCTAATCCTGCAATACGTCCTGCATCTTTAGTAGCTTGACGTTGACTATCATTGAAGTAAGCTGGCACTGTGATAACTGCTTGAGTAACCGTTGTACCCAAATAGTCTTCCGCAGTCTTTTTCATTTTGCGTAGTACTTCAGCACTAATTTGCGGAGGTGCTAATTTTTTATCTAATACTTCCACCCATGCATCACCATTCTCGTTTTTAACGATTTTATATGGCATTAAATCAATATCTTTTTGAACAGCGTTTTCTGTGAACTTACGTCCAATTAATCGCTTGGCAGCGTAGATAGTATTTTTGGGATTTGTAACTGATTGACGTTTGGCACTTGCACCTACTAGAATCTCATCATTGGCATAGGCAACGATTGAGGGTGTAGTTCTTGCACCTTCACTATTTTCAATTATTTTGGGGATTCCGTTTTCAATAACGGCTACACATGAATTTGTGGTACCTAGATCGATACCGATTACTTTGCTCATAGTTTTCTCCTTTGTAAAGCAAGATTTTTTCTCTATAGACCCGTTAGGCATCTACAGAAAAGTATTTATTATAATAGATTGTGTAAAAAAATATATTATTTAGGGAAATTAGTACAACTTTTTAGGCAATTGCTGGTCACGCAAATATTTGTCCCAACGTCTTTTAGCTTGACTTTTAGCTAGTTTACGTTTAACAGTAGGTTTCACAAATTCTTGTCGGTCACGGGTTTCTTGTAAAGTACCATAATCTGTAATCATTTTCTTGAACTTACGTAAGGCCTTTTCTGTATTTCCGTCATTAACTAAAACTTTTCGTCCTCTAATCATATTGCGGCTTTTGGCTGTAAAATTTGCTCCTGATTAATATTTATCTTTTTAATGTTATTTTCACGGTACTTCTTAGTGTTATACATATGAGGCATCAAAACCTTTTCAATCTCTGTATGTAAACCACGGGCACCGGTCTTTAATTTCATTGTATTTTCGGCTAGTTGTGAGATGGCATCTTCTGTAAAATCTAATTCAATGTCATCTAAACTTAATAGATATTTATATTGGTCAATATAGTTGTTTTTAACTTTGGTTAGAACCTGAATCATTTCATCTTTAGTCAAATTATCTACATTAACTGTAGTAGTGAAACGTCCAATGAATTCAGGAATCATTCCAAATCGTGTTAAATCATCTGGACTAACCATAGATAAATCACCATCTTTACGTGAGTCCTTAATATCAGCACCAAATCCAATACTAGTTCCATTTATCCTATTGTTAACAATATCCTTTAATCCAACAAAAGCTCCGCCCGCAATGAACAGAATGTCTTTTGTATTAACTTCAATCATATCACCGCTAGGATGTTTACGTCCACCACCTGCTGGAATACGACATACAGTACCTTCAACCATCTTCAATAATGCTTGCTGGACGCCTTCACCTGATACGTCACGGGTAATACTAGCACCCTCACTCTTACGGGCAATCTTGTCAATCTCATCAACAAACACTATACCACGTTCTGCTAACTTAGGATCTCCCCCGGCAGCGTTGACTAGCATACTAATCATTGATTCAACATCATCACCTACATATCCGGCTTCTGTTAAACTTGTAGCATCAGCAACAATGAAGGGCACTTTGAGATATTTTGCTACTGTTTTAGCAAGCAAGGTTTTACCTGAACCAGTTGGTCCGATCAATAATACATTGCCCTTATGTATCTCTAAATCTTTAGGAGGATTGTTAATACGTTTATAGTGATTAGCGATAGCTACACTAAGAACCATTTTAGCATTAATTTGACCAATAATATGTTGGTCTAAGAAATCTTTAATAGTTTCTGGATCATATCTAAGATGGTCTTTTTCAATGACCTCATCTGAAGTATTATTTTCATCTACCATTAATTGAGTACATAACTCAATACAGTCGCTACAAATAGCAACATCTTCTCCGACGATTAATTTATTAACGGTATCTTTATGATTACCGCAGAATGAGCAATGACTTAATTTTGTTTCTGTTGACATATTAATACTTATCTTAATTATTTTTCACACACACTTTTTTAGGTACTACTGATAATTCAATTTTAGATAAATTTTGCATAAAATATGCTAACTTACTATTCTGTTGAATTTTTACCTTAATACTAGCTTGTTCACTGGCTGTTCTATTAATACCAACGTTAATTGTTTTTACATAATTAATATTATAATAATCCCCCACTCTACTATGTAATTGTTTAGGAACAAAACATTCACTATATTGTGTTTTATTATATAGGTCTTTAATTTCCATATTAATTCTAACTTCATTCCAATCCATAAAAGAATCTAAAATTTTATTAGGAATAACAAATTCGTTAAAGTAATATTTTTCGGACCCTACTCGGATCATAGCAGGATACTGTTGAGCAAATCCTTTTTCTGCCGTCCAAAGTGATGGTTTACCATCTGCTACTATTTTTATAGCGTCATTTAATGATGCTACATAATTTGGATTCCAAGATAATGTATAGGGAATAGTTAATGTTAAATTCCTGTATGTATCTATCTTAACAATATAATTACTCTGCTTGATATCATATGCCCGTTTAGGATAATCGTTCAATACACTAGCAAGTATCCTATCACCATTTTGTTTGTTCTCTAGGAAGGATTTATATTGGCTATTATGTTTAGTACCATCAAGATTTTTACTATCCTTACCCTTAGAAAGAATCCTATCACTTATTCTTAATAGGGACAACTTAACATCCACTACTACTTGAACCTTATTACCGATGTTTTGTTGTGAGATAATTTTATACTCATCAACAAACGCTGAACTGTAGGCTAGTATTTCATTTTTAATAAGTTTGTCATTGTATGATTCACGTTCACTAGCAATTACTACACCTACTTGGTATTCAATTGCTTCCTTAAACGCATTAGTTTTTGCTTCTTCGTAAGTATTACCTAGACCGGTAGTACGAATGTAATTATCAGATTTAGAGGTAGAAGCACATGCGGTAAGTATAAAACATACCGCTATCAACAATAAACGCATAATCAGTTACCGAATTTTTTACGCAATTGATTTGAAACTTTTTCGGATTCTTTATCCCAGCGAATTGTTACAGCTACTTCCTGTGCTCCAACAACTTCTTGTTTAATTACTTTAAAACCTCGTAAAATACCCTGAGCATTAACCCGAATAGTTTCACTTAATTGATAAGCGGTGTCATTGCTATTTTCACGGATTGAATGATTAGTGTCTTTTTCAGCATCAGTATCACTCATTGCAACAACTTCTCCTGTTGTTGTGCGAGATTTCATTCTATCGTTTGCTTTTTCAACATTCTTGGCAAGTGTGTTTTGAACACGTGTACTAGAAACATCTTCCTGAATAAAGTGACGTACACCTGCACGGGCACGATCACCTGCACGAATCAATGCTGTTCGGCGGTTGTTTTCACTATTGCCATTAGAACTAGCAGTACCTACAGACTCAATACTAATAACCTCACAATTTGATTTGTTTAGTGTGTACCAAGCACAATCAGTTTCAATACGAATAGTATCTTGTTTAAATGAGGTGGATAGTTTTTGATTACGAATTTGTTCAAATTCACCCTCACCCCGTTTCATGCCAGAACAGCCCGCTAGTGAAAGAGCAGTTACTAAAGCTAATAATTTGAAAGTCATTTCAATCTCCAATAAGTTAAGATACGTGTATATTAACACACTATCCAATTATTGTCAATTATTTTTGATTCTTTAGGAACAATTCTATCTGTTCTTTTTCAGTTTCGGACAACAAATCCAAATCATATTCGCCCTTTTCTATCTTTTCAACCAAATATTTGATATATTTTTGGTTGTGCAGATAGGTATCTGATTGGTCCTTTTGTATCTCAATCCATTTGCGACCATCATACTTGTAAACATGGTTTGGTAATGAATCTACCCTTACAAATACGTCTCCTTTATTGGCAACATCTGGAAATTTTATTCCAAAATTTGTACTAATAGTCCGTTGACTGTCAGCCGTTACCATAAATACGTCTGGGCGTAAACTCTTTAATGCATCCATTTGGTAATGCTTATCCTCAAACATTACATATCCACCTTCTAATTCCTTATAAGGTTTTGATGGTTCAAGTAATACTTCTGTATCTATTTCTTCAATTGGTTCTTCTTTTGGAGCGACCATTGGCTTAGTATCAAAATGAACAAACGGTTTACTTAAGTAAGGATGTTGTTCTAGTATTGATTCTTCTTCAAAAGGTCCATCTCTAACATCACATAATTTGTTTGGACAGAATAGACCGATGCCAGTAGCGTTTACCAATTCAGTACCGCACATGTAGCAGTTAATAGGATGTTTGGGGGTTCCCGCCATTGCAATAATCTGTTTAATCTGTTCATCAGTTAACGGACCATCGTCTTGTTCATATTCAGGTTCAGTGACAGTGGGAGTCGATGGTGTTTCATTCCCTAGAGGGCTGTCACCCTCCTCATCTTCTTTTTCTTTATCCCATTCTTTACTTGCATTAGCCGCAAGTACAAGTGCAATAGCTAATGGATCAAATACAATGACCAATAAAATAATAACCCAACGTACCGCTGCCTCTAACATATTGTTATCAGCATTATCACCGTATATCAATGCGGCAATGTATTTAATAGGTCCTACTTCAGCTTCAATCTTACGATTCTCTGCCGCAATAGGTGCTCGTTCTTCATTTAGTTTAGCAATTTCTTTTTGAGCATCACCTATTTCTTTTTGTAGTTTAGTACGCTCGCCTGCTTGTTGTCTACGAATTTGAACAGCACGTTCAGCACTTGTTTCACTATCACCACGACTCAATCGTTGGTCAACTTGATTGTCCATTTGAGTTAATGCTTTACGGGCTAACTCAATGTTGTCTCGTTGTGTTTTAATCTTTTCATCATAGAGGGATAGTTTGGCTTGACTATCACCGGTGGAGATACCTTGTTCCATATGTGCTTTACTTAAAAAGCCAAAGATACCCATAGAGGTAAGTAATGCCAATGCAACTACTGCAGGTACTAGATAGAGCTTGAGCATAAAGCCACAACGATTCCAGTACTTGCGTAGCCAAACAATTGTGGTGATCTTTCCTACTTCAAGAATACCCCCCATAATGATAACGGGAATAACCGCACCTGCAAAGATAGCGGTTAAGCCGATGATACTATACCAGGCAGCTACTGAACTAAGTGATAGTGCTACTAATAGTGTGAGATTTGAGAATGATAAAAAATTAAGGCGCATCTAATATTTAGTCTGGTGTTATATCAAATAAGTGACTATAATAACTAAGGAATTCAGCTACAGGTAAAACAAGTTTTTGAGGTATATTAGGGCCGCGAGTCACATGATATGTAACTAAATAGTCACCACGATCCTCGTCAGTCTTTTTTACTTGTATTACTTCAATCTTGTTACCATCTTCAAATACATAAGACTTACCAATTAAATCAAATGGGTTCATTTTGTATTATGATATACATCAAACTGCGCCCACTGACCTCGCCAGTTGTCATGCTCGCCATCCATACCTTCATCATCAAGTTCATCACCATCATATACTAATCGTGTGATAACACTTGTGCCTTGAATATCCCAATTAAATACTTTAAGTTTCTTAGGTTCAAACACACCCTCGATACTAGTTTGAATACAAGAGCCTTTACCACCTTGAGTCCACATCAACCAGTAACCCTTACCTAGATGTTCTGGATATAGTTCTTCTAATTCTTCAGAGCAATCATAACGACTATCTTCTTCACCGTGTGCGTCACTAAAGAACGATTCTATGTCACCATCATAGATTGTCTCGCCTTCACTATTCTCAATAGTCATGTGAGTATCGTCTTGGTCAAAGCCCCAGAACGAATGTTTACCTTGATACTCATAGTAAGGCAAATCAAATTGTGCCGCCTTAGGAGTCTTGTTCTCATCGTAGTCATAGTTCTCATTAAGTGCATCGCTCAAATCATCTTCGTGTTCTTCACTACTCCAATGTTCGTATTGTTGTTTCTTAATCTTATGTACGCCGATCTCACGTGTACGACCCCAAACACGAATGGTGTATGTATCTTCGGGATAACTTTCCTGTAGTGAACCATCATCTTCTGTAGTCAATGTTTTAAACTCTGCTTTGAGTTCTTCCAATGCTTCTTCTAGTTCAGCTTCATCAACTAGTTCTTCATCTTCTTCCTCAGTTTCCTTAGCCCATCGTGCTGTACGTTCAGCACTTTCTTTTTCTGCTATGACACCGGCTTCTGTTAACTCAGTGTCACTTTCACAGTACGGGCAAACTTTTCTAGGATCATCAATTTCAGTTCCGTCTTTAGCTACCCAAGACCATTCAGCATCATAACTCTGACCAGTCCACTTACAATTAGTACATTTGTGAGTATGTGGTGCTGGCTCAGGTTCACTATGCCAACTATCTTCATCACCTAGTTCATAGGTAACATCATAACCACCTTTACGATCAGTCCAACAATCATCGTATTGAAATTCCCATTCAATCTCTACGTCATTCTCATAGGCATCATTAATAACATCTTCGTAATCAACCTCGCCGTCTACGATTTGCTTTAATTTTTCAGCAATCTCATCCTCATCTAAGTCAGGATAAATTTCACTTAATAGTGCTTCATCAATCTCAATAGCATATTGTCTATCATGTTGATGCCATTCGTGTTTAACTATTGTTACCATTATGTTCTCCTATATTCAATTATATCACTTGTCGTCACGGAAACGAACAAATCTGGGGAAACGCAAACTATATGTTCCATCTTGATTCTGTGTAATCACATCACATAAGACTTCAGCAGTGCGACCAATGACCAAATTACGGTTAGTCCAATAGTCATCTCTATCAGCATCACTAAAGCCACTACCCACATTGACTGTAATTTCTTTCCCGTCGTCAACTCCATGACAAACCAGTGCTCCAAGTCTTCCCAAGTTTCTACCAGTACCTTCTTCAACACCTACGACCTCCAAGTCTACAGTTAATGTTGGCTTCCATTTCATCCAGTCAGTACTACGCTTACAGATATACGGAGCCTCTAATTCTTTAATCATAATGCCTTCAAATCCTGCATTAACTTGATCCTTAGCATAACGTTCAAGTTGATCCTTACCTGCGGCTGTATCTAAGTCAACCATAATATGTGGTAATAGTTCAACATTAGGCATAGTGTCAACTACATGCCGAATATGTTCAAGTATATTAATACGTTTACGTAGTTGAGCATTCCAATGACCTTCACGGAAATCACTTAAAGGAATAATATCAAAGATATTAAACACACTGTCATCCGCTTGTACATCAGTCTTGCGGCGTGCTTGTCGCATTAGTTCCTGGAATGTATTACCAATCACTTCACCATCTAACACAAATCCATTAATCAATGCGTTCTGATGTCCTCTAGCAATCTTAACAAAGTTGTTGCTAATCTGTTCTTCAATATGACCAAAGTTATCAAATACTTTACCATTACGACTGAAACAAATAGTAGTTACTCCCTCACTTGCACTAGGTATAACCATCAACAATACACGTACACCATCCAACTTAGGCTCTAAACGTTTAGTGCCTTTCATCTCAGGACGACCTTCACTATTAGTTGCTAGTTGACAACCAAAGATAGGGATTTCATATTCTGTTTTCTTACAGATTTTGTTAATTGTTTTGTCACTAATACCTGCACGTAAATCTCTACGAATAACAGGAGCACAGAATGTATTCCATTCTATACTATCAAAACGTTCACTGATTTCATTGATAGCATCTAGTGCGGCATTACCTGACAAATCACGTTGTGATAACATAGTAAGTAATGTATTAAACTCACTCCAAGGATTTTCAGCATCAATGATGCCTGCTGTATCAGGAACTTTTCTTACACCAAACGTCACGTAGGGATTATAACAAGCTTTAGTCAAACCCAGAAAAATCTGAGCATTAGTGCTACCTAGGACACTTGCCTCAAGCGCCTGTAAAATGATATCTTCTTTATGAAGGCGGCTATCTGATTCGTTTAATTTATTAATCCAACTTGCACTCATAGTTTCTCTCCGCAATGTGGACACAGTCGGGTATTGGCATTACGCATTTCCTTCAGTGTCTTGTTAAGTTTCTTAGCATCGGCTAGCTGACTTTTAATCATCTTACGATCCCTATCATGTTTGGCCTTGCCTAATTCAGCTTTAAGGTGTAGCTTCATTTTGTTAAGCCTACCCTCAAAGATTTCAATAAAGCCCGTTATGCCCGGGCCTTTGTCTGCTGGTGTAACATTCATATTTTATCCTGAGAATGGCCACGCTGTTGTTGCTACAAAAGGTGGACGGGGTTTAAGTTCTACTGTTTCAATACTCTCATTATACACGTCCTCGTCAATTTTGTCAACTACAAACGGACCCAAAATAGTAATAGTATCTTCTTCTACTTCCCATTCGCTATAATCATATAACCAAGCCGCACCACTACGTTCATATTCATCATTTGGGTCACCGTTTGCCCAAAGTTCTTCAATTTCTTCTTTTTCTTCATCGGTAAAACTGTCATCAAACTCAAAATCTACGGCACAGAGGTCCTCAAGTTCACAACCCCAACCGATAGTAGGATCTACTGAATGATATCTATCATCACTAAAGGGCAACTCGGATTCATCTTCTACAAAGCCTTGACCCCAGCGATATAGTTCGGTGACACTCCAACCACGGATGTTGCCTTGTTCATCTTTGCTGAAAACATCGTAGAATGCTTCAACTGATTTTTTATCAGTGGGTTTGATGCGATATAAGATAGCCATTATTTTGCCTTACGGTTATTACATTCTTCGGTTACTTCAGTTGGTACATGTTCATATGTACCTAATTTGGAACATTGATACTCTAACACAATATAATCAGGATCATCTGTGCTTTCCCGTACTAACCACAATATTCCTACAACTACTAGCATTGTTATAATTGTTGTTTTAATAGTATCCATGATGTTACTCCTTACGGAGTATTTAGTTACCAACTGCTATTGTAAAATACTTTTAGTCCTAAGAACACTTCTGCCTTAGCGTTGTTTACAAATTCAAGGTCTTGTTCATAGTAATGATTATCAGATGGATTACCAAAGAAGAAACCTTCTGTATCTGGAAGTTGACCGTGACGAATGGCTCGTTCAAGGTTATCTAAGTCATCCCATGTTAGTTCTAACTCAATGCCGTTGAATATAGGCCAACCAACACTTTGCCTTGGACGACCTTTACTAACCCAGAGTTGTTCCATCCAACCATGTAAGTTAGGATGCTTACGCCAATACGCAATCTCGTACGGCTTAGTAACTGTATCACTTTCAAAATCATTTGTTGTTCCATTAAACTCTGCATTTTCGTAGAATTCATTGTATTGCCCTCTTTTGCTGGCAACATAAGCATACATATCTAGTCCCATAATATCCTCCACCTTTTTACGTTTATATTTCACTTAGCTTGTTCAACAGTTACCTGTTTAACTTTTTCCACACCGTTGTCAGCCATTTTAGCAATACCGCTAAAGCCTACAGTTGATACAATAATACCAAGAACAAAACCTATTAATAAATTTGTCATTTTAAATCTCCGGAAATTCATACTTTTGCCAATTTTCAGCATACTCTGTTTCTAAAACAGTTGCCGCATCTGTATAGCCATGATTGACTAATGTTTGAGTACAAGACTCAATAACCAACCTAGCAAACTTATCAGGATCAAAATCATGTGCATAGGTAAAAATATTACCGTCCTCATCAATTTCAATATAACCACCTGCTTGCTTAAACATAATTTGCATATCTTTATTCATCACTCATCTCCTCAATTCCAAAATGGATTAACAGGTCTCTACCTAACAAAGGACCATGTTCCCACACACTACGGGCATAACGGTCACATTCTTTGACAATCAGTTTTGCAAACTTTTCAGTATCAAACCGATCAACCATATAATTGTCAAACGCATTAGTACCACGTACTTCACGCACGATACATTGTGCCTTTAACTTTTGAATCAATTCTGTATTCACGCAATCACCTTTACACGATTAAGTTGGGTACTGTTATCTCTATGTGCTTTAACAGTACCTTGAATTTCAAGTACTTTGCCAATATCCAATGCTTCTTTATAAGCAAAGAACACTACTTGGTCATCAGTAGTAATACCAGTAACATAGTTTGTATTCCATTTCATTGAAAATACTGATTTCAATACTTCAATAGAAGCATTCACCTTGTCATTAGCTTTACCAATAAAACCACCTGTAGCAAAGTTAATACGTTGATCCGCCGATTGACGTACAACACCACGCTCGTAGCATGAAGGCAAACTAGCAATAACAGCAACATCATAATTACCAGTGATAACATCACGATTAGCAATAAGCATTGCGGTGTTGTCAAAATCACTTAGTTGTTTACCTTGCAGGATCTTGAATGTATATGCTTGATAAAAAGCACGAACCTTTACACCCTGTTCACGATCCTTGTCGGTGATACCTGATAGGTCTGCTAACAATTGTTCAATAATCATACGATTGGATAGTTTTGTTGTAGCAGGATCTGATTCTGAAACCACGCTCAACTTGATATAACTACCATTGATACGTTGAGCCGCACATGCCGCACTCCACACATCATCGGCATTGTAATTCACAACAACCTTTTGAGTTTTGGTTCTTGCACGATAAGGAGTAGCATCATCCTCGTGACCCATACGTTGAATTTGACGACTAGTCATATTTGATACGTTAGCAAATCCGTACATCATCTTCTCCTTAAATTTCAGTTTCGTATTCGTAAAACTTAACAGATGGATCCAACTGTTTCAATTGTTTAGCGGCAGTCATCAACTCCTTATATCTCCGATTGACCTCTGCGCGGGGAAGTTCACCATCGCAGGTCAAGTTCTCAGGGCTAAGAGCAGAATCAATTTGATCTGCCAAACGTTGACGACCTTGGGCAGTAGCAATTTCGTATTGCTCACCTTTGAAGAAACTGTTCCAGTGATTCTTCTGGTCAATGTATTTTTGCAATGCTTTCATGTTTAACTCCTATTGTTTAACTGTTTAAGATTCTATTATATACCCAAATTGATTTATTGTCAAATTTAGGAGCCTGTAGTCACAAATAAGATTTCAGGGTCAATTGAGCTTTGTTTGAAAGACTCAATAAAAATGTGATGGTTGTCACCACTGTTACTGATAAGAGTATCAGCCGCAATATACAATGACTTCCAAGTATTACCTTCAATAGCAACCTCATGATCACCGGATCCATAAGCCTGATAGATAACTTTTGTGACACCTTTGAAAGGATGAGTTTCGTGCAAGGCGTCAACCTCGTAGATTGACCAAACGGCATTCAAACCCAACTCGTCACGTGCTTTATCAAAATAAGCAAATTTAACATCAAATTCTTGGTCTGTCATTTTATGTCCTTTATCTAACTGTCTAAGATTCTATTATAAGCCCAAATCCATTTAATGTCAAATTTATGCGGCTAATTTTTGTTGCATTTTTGCAACATTATCTTGGACCAATTGCTCAAATCCTGATTTAGTAACTGAGTAACCCTGTTCTTTGAGCATCTTTTTAATGTGGGGTTGAATAAAACCCTTAGACTGTAGGATTTCTAGCGGGGATTCACTTTCCAAACGGGCAAAGTATTCCTCAACTGTAAAGTTCTTTGTAAGGAATGTAAGGAAACTTGCTTTGCTACCTTTAGCATATTTGAAACGTACTACAAACTTTGTAGTACCGTCAACTGGGTTTGTATAGTCAACATACTCTGTACCGTAGAAGTTGCCCTTGATGAATTTAGTCATAATTTAGTCCTTTTCTTTACTGTCTATGTATGTATTATATAGCCAAATCCATTTAATGTCAAATTTTGGGCATAAAAAAGCCCCGTTTCCGGGGTATTTTTTTTGAATACTAACGTACTACACTTTTATTAGAACCGTCTCCACCACCAAATTTGCTTTCCCAATCTTTGTCCATTATGACATTATATTTCTTTATATTTGCCATCCAACTAATTAAATCTCGTTCCATTTCTCCTACCTTACCTACATTGTTTGGAACTTTAACTGTATTGTTAGGTAATAGAATTCTGGATTTAGCATGATGACCTACAATGTTATTAAAATTTATATCTTTATGCCAAATAGGATCTAAGTATTCTATGCCAAATCTAGTAGCTACACTTAGTGGTGCAAATTTATAACCACATGATGCTAATGCCGGTCTAAGTAATCCAGTAAGTTGAACATCCTCATTCCAATTATGAATCCAGGGTTTAGCTTTCTTCATCGAATCATTTTTTAACATGATAGGTTCAGGACTAGTATGTGTAATTCCTAAAACATTACATGCTTCTAAAAATCTTTTACTTCTTAATGAGAATCCGCCGTTTTGTACAACCAATGTATTAGGTTTATCAAGCCAATGAAATTGTAAAAACAAATGTTCAATGTTAGAAGCGTCATTACTAAATTGAAATCCACAATGAGTAGGGGGACCAATGTAATCATATTCATAAAATTCTTCAGTGAATTTGTCACCGTTAAGTACCCAACCATCATCTTGAACCACTAAACAGTAATCTGTTTTAATAAATGCATATAATGAATGCATCATAAAAACAGTATATTGTTTGTAATTTAGAAAATATATGTGCTTCCATTCTATTTCATCTGGAAGATTTTCTGGTTTTTCTATTGATAGAAGTAACCCTTTACTGCCGGGTAATTCTTGCATACTTTTCATAATAGAAGGTATGGCAACAGAACCATTATTGTGACCAACTACGGACACAATGGTCAATTGATCATGTATCATTATTTTTTGCTAGAAGCCTGATTAACAAAGCCGTACATTTTTTCAGCAGTTTCAAGGATCTTATCTAGACCCGGAAACTCTGGCATGTTTACTTTGTTAACAATTTGTCCGGTTTTTTCATCACGTTCGGCACTGACTTCCCAGCCCATATATTTAGCATGATACTCTTGACCTACTAGGTCTTTAGCCATTGATAAAATATCGGTACGAATTTCGTAACCATTTTTATTGAATTTAACTTCTGGTAGTTTTGGTGTGTAGTCTGACATTGTGTTTCCTTACTGTGTTAATGTTCATACAGTATATATTACTTTTTTAGGTTGTTCAAATCTTTCGGGGAAATTAAGTCGTTCCCATTCTTCATCTGACACCGGCCACCAAGTAGTCATTTCATTTTACTTGCTTTGTAGTCTTTGATAGACTGTATTGCCTCTAGTAGGCTGTTGAATAGTTGTTTAAGTGTGTTCATAGAAATCTCCAATCTGATTGTTTGCGATGGAACTCATGGGTCAATCGCTCAATGTCGCCTGCATCTTTTGGATTTCGGCCAACAATATATCTTTCTAACTCTGTTCCGTAGGTATCTGTAGAGAAACCCAGGAACGCTATAAGCATCCCTAGAAGTTTCTTCATATTACTTAACCTTTGTAGATTTAGCAGATTTAGCAGTATTGAAAGCAGGTACTATTGCTTTATACTGGTCAGCTAATTGTGTATAAAAATCTTTGCTTGTGAAAATCATACCCAAAGCCATTGCTGATTGCATTCCTGCATCTGCGGCTGCTTTTGTGTATTTTGATTGTGCATCAACGAATGTATTCATTGCTGTTTTGATGCCTTCGTGTTGAACTGTTTGTTCTACGAATTTCTTTTTAAAGTCTGAAACGCCGTCAATAAAGGCGTAAGTTGCTGTGTTAAACATTTTATATCTCCTATGTGTGTGTTTAATAGTGGGTTTTTATGAAGAACCCCTAACTTCATATATATTTATGCCTTCTGATAGATTTTTCTATATTTTGACATAGCTAATTCTCTGGCCAGAAACAATCTTACCTTGACATAATCAGTTAATTCCTCATCGTTAATTAAAGAAGTTTGAATCTTTAATATAATACGACGGGAATTGACTAATATATCCTCATCACCAATTAGAACATTATTAGGATCAAGTCCCCAAGTTTTAATTGCAATAAGTCTGTATGGATTACTTCTTAGAAGTTTCGGCTTTTTTATCGTCGGCTTTAGCTGGCTTGGCGTCACTTTTTGTGTCTGCCTTGGGAGCATCCTTTTTCTTAGCCAATTTCATTTCTTCTTTTGGTGCTTCTGCTTTAGCAGGTGCAGCCGGTGCTGTTGCTGCCGGTGCCATTTTGGCAATACCTTCAGGTTGCTTGGCAGCTTGTGCGAAGGCAGAACCAATACTGAAAGAGGCGATGAGTGCGATTGCTAATGTTTTCATTTTAAGTTTCCTTTAAGTTAATGAAGTAGATTTTATAGTCTACATATATATAACGCGGTAGCCAACTGTTTCGTTGACATAAATACATTATGTTATATATATCTTATCAAGGAATCTTTGACGGAAAAGACTATGAAGATGCCAATACCCCCGACCAAATAGGAAGATCATTTAATAATGGTTTCTCTTGTATGGTTGATGTTTGGCGCATAGATGATACATTGTGTGTTGGACCAGAAGCTGCACCTATCCCAGTTACTGACAAATATCTGCAGGGTAATCGTTTTTGGATTAAATGCGGAAATCAAGAAACATATGATTGGTTTACTACACAATCATTAAGACAATATCCAAACTACTTCTATCAACCTAATAGTATGGTCAATGCATTAACTAGTAGCAATAAGTTATGGACACCCGGTACAGTGCCAGTTAATGATACTAGTATCATTGCGCTTCCTGAAATTAAGGACCGCGGATTACTTAGTACAGTACATTTAAGATGCTACGGAATATGTAGCACCTATTTGAATTTCATTAAACGTATGCGTAATGAGGGTCAGTGGTATTAACCACCCCTACCCGTTCTACGTACAACACTTGAACCACCAAATCCTTTACTAGGCTTAGGGGCTTTTTGTTCTGTTTTCTTTCCATTAATCATTGGTGTATTTTTCTTTTTAGCTTCGTTAGCTAAATTAATAAATGGATTTGGGTTTTTCTTTTCTGTCATTTTTTTACCTTTATACTATCTAAATATTCGTTTACATTTCCATACAGACTTATCATCATGGCAATTTTACTGTCATAAAATCGTATGTAGGGAAAACTTTTCTTTCCGTCTTTATTTACCCCCATGAAATAGGGGCATTTGATTTTTTTATTAAGTTCTAGTATGTAAGCATGATACTGCGTTTCAGGCTGTATTTTAAGTTCGTACTGATAGAATTCTATTTCAGCCGTTCTAAATGCTAAATCACCTACATCAGTCAAACGTAGTCCGTCTTGGCGCCCAGTCATCCACCACTTAAAAAGTAGTTTATCTACCGAGCTGTTTTTTTCTTGGAGTAATGAATCAGGAAGTTGAGCCAATACAACTTCTGTTATAGTTTCTTTAAGTGTCTTACGCTTACTCATCTGGGTAGACAACTCTACCGGAATTCATAAACACTACGGTAAACTTATCTGTTTTGAATTGTACATTCAATTTACGACATAGATTACGTGCATGTCCTGGGTTACTAAAGCTAGTTTTTTTATACTTAGGTGTTGCTTCGTTATCTAAGTAATGTTGGCTTTTTAGATTGATAGGTTGGCCGTCATAAAACACAGCCCATATTCCCGCGGCTTCTACAATTTGGTCACATTTGTATGTTACTTTATCTACTAATTCAAGTAATATTTTAGGTTGTGTTCTACTCATTAAAATCTACCACCATTCATCTCTACTTGAAATACTGGTTCTACTTTGGTTGTATTTTGTAACAATTCATAGTTATCTGCAAGTAGTTTAGTTAACTCATCACGCAATCCGCGGGCCTCACCTATAGGAATAACCACATCTCTACCCTGTTTGCCTTCAATCAGGGTTATTTTGTCCACAAATCGCTTAATATGTATCATTAGTTATTTATCATGCTTTTTGCTTCATCTTCTGTTTTAAACGGACCTTGATATGGGTAACGCTCAATAAAGATATATTTAGGACAAAAAACTGTTGTTTTTTCACTTCCTTGTTGTATTACAAACCATCCTGCGGCATGATAGCATTTACTTTTAATACCTGTCGTAAACAAATGTAATTTACGTTTGATATCTAACATGCTATTGAACACTGTGCCTGTCGTGGGATATACCTTAAAGGGTAAATCGTGTTTAGTTTTATCTGCTTTTTGTACAGTTTCAAACTCAATATTTGTCTTACGTTTAATAGCCGTAGTGTTTTTATAATGGCTTTTATTACCGTTCAATTTAACTTCAAAGCCAGATCCATCGGCTAATACATTGCCGACTTTTTCTTTGCCATCTGTAACAATCCAAAATTGATTTTTAACTACGGGTTTTGCAATTAGTGTTTTAGTCATTTTTATTCCTCTGTGTAAGTATAACATTATTAAATGTATTTGTCAATCTTTGTACCCAAACTATATAGATATTGGTACTCCTGATATTCTCTTGTAAGTTTTAACGATTCATATCGTTTAACTTCCTGTATGCTTTCTAAAAACAGTCTATTTTGATCCAAACGTTTGTCTGATTGTATACTTAATATTTTATCTTTTTCCCGATTATCATCCCTTTTAATATCATTTTTCTTTGTTGTTTCAATGATATCTTTTAGCATATTATACCGTAAGGTATAATTAAGTAAGGGAGTGGGTGCGGATACGTTGCTCACGTGAATAACCTTATATCTTTGTGTTTAACAGTTAAAACGTTATATACTACATTTTTGTATTTGATGGGCAAATCTAAATGTACACTAATTCTTGGACCTTCAATCTCATTAATTAATGTGTCATTACCCACCGTGCCAACAAAAGGAATCTTATTCCATTTACCTATAACACGGTCACCGATACTATATTTACCCGAGTATCTATTTGCTTTAAAATATTCTGCTAGTGTTGGCATTATAACATAAACTGTTTTAGTACACTATATGCTAAAGACAAATCCTCTACTAGTGGTTCATCTAGCATTTTACGATATTCTACAATAATTTCCATAGCATATGCTTGATCCTCATCATCTAATGTATTCCACCACTCATATAATTCATCTGGTGTTTTGTTTAAAATATATTGTAAATTTTTATAATCTCTTGTCATTATTCAACTCCAAAATGTTGTTTAATTAAATCCGAAGCAAGGAATGGTTCCGCAGTATCAGCAATATCAGCACATTTCCGAACAATCAATTCGGCGAATTTTTCTGAATTATCAACGTTCATCCATTTACCACTTACGTCGGTCCCTACTTGTTCAATCAATTCTTTAATTCGTTCACTCATACTAAACTTCCTTTATA